TCTGTGTGTTATTCGCGGTGAATCAGAATCCAATTTTTGTGCGAATGGGTGATCTGTCGGCGAATAACACACAGAATACCACCGCGAATATGGCCACTGTGGCCCTGACGGCCACGGCTGATTACACCGGCGTCAGTGCCAATCATAAGTTGGTCTTTACGGCCGATGCCACCAATGGGTGTTATCTCCAGCGACTCAGGTTTAAGGCGACAGGCACCGCCACCGCGTCCGTGGCTCGCATTTATATCAACAACGGTGGTCTGCAAACCGTAGCCGTGAATAATACCTTTTTCGGTGAAGTCTCCTTACCAACCATCGTGGCCACGAATAATTCCGCGACCATTGAAATTGATTATCCTATGATGTTGACCTTACCACCAGGGTTCATGGTTTATGTGGGCCTGGGGACCACCGTGGCCGCCGGTTGGTCTATATTTCCGGTAGGAGGAGAATACTAAATCATGGCTGTTAATTTTCAACCCATCTTCAGGCGCCAAGGTGATGTCTCCAGCAATAACGGAATCGTAAACACGGCGAACGTGGCCGTTAATATCATCACGGCGACCGGCGACTACACTGGGGTGTCAACTAATCATAGGCTCGTCTTCACCTCTGATGCCACCAATGGGAGTTTTATTGAACGGCTGAGGTTCAAGTCCCGTGGCACCAATGTTCCCACTGTGGCCCGTGTGTTTGTGAACAACGGTGGCGATCAGACGATTGCCGTGAATAATGCGTTCTATGGAGAAGTCAATCTTCCCTCTGTCACGGCCGTGACGACTACCTCGACGATTGATTTGGATTATTATATGAACTTCGCCTTACCACCAGGGTTCAGGATCTATGTGGGTGTCGCCACCACCTTGGCCGCTGGATGGAATGTCATGGCAGTAGGAGGAAAATACTAACATGCCTGTCAATCAACAACCAATTTTTACGCGACAGGGTGATGTCTCCTCGAACGCAGGTATCGTGGTCACCGCGAACATGGGACCCACGGTCATCACGGCCACAGCCGATTACACAGGCGTTAGTGCCAACCATATGTTGGTGTTTACCGCCGATGCCACCAATGGGAGTTTTATCCAGAGGCTCCGGTTTAAGGCCGAAGGTGGAACGACGACCGCCACCTGCGCCCGCATTTATATCAACAACGGCGGGGACCCCACGCTTGCCCAAAATAATGCGTTTTACGGTGAATGTGCCCTACCACTTGTGACGGCCATCAATACCGCGGCCACATCTGATCTGGAGTATGCCATGAACATCATGCTGAACCCAGGGTTCAAGATATATGTGGGCCTTGCGGCCACGACTAGTACGGCAGGCTGGAATGTCACCCCCGTAGCAGGAAGTTACTAATATGCTGGATATGAATTTTCTCCCAACCAACACCGGTGTGGCCGATATCCAGATATTCAATCGACCAAGCACCATCACAAATCTCCAATGGTATACCTGGAGAAAGCCTCGTGGTAAATCCATGTGTAATATTTTTGCCTTGAGTGGAGGAGGAGGCGGTGGTGGCGGTTTCGGAGGCATCGTCGGCGCGGCCCGTGGCGGTGGCGCCAGTGGGGGAGGTAGTGGTTCAGCCCGTGTCACCATACCATTGGTATTCTTACCTGATACACTCTATATACAGGTTGGTCCAGGCGGAAACGGTGGTGCCTCGAATACCGCAGGTTCCACACTGACCCCGGCCTTGAACAGCTTTGTGTCGATCTATCCCGATACCTCGGCGACAAATGTTCTACTCGCATCTGGTACCAACGTACCCACAGGTGGCGGTGCCGGTACCGCTGCTGCCGGAGGCACGGCCGGTTCCGTTCCGTCTGTGGCCACCATAGGTATCATGCCCTTGGCTGGCCTTGGGCACTTTGATCTGATCGTGGGAATCGTCGGGGTGGCCGGAGGCAGCATTGCAAATCCAGGAGTAGTCACCGCGATACCTGCGACCAGTGCGCTGTGTATGCCAGGTTCAGGTGGCGGTGGATGCACTGGTACCGCGCAAGCCGGTGGAGGTGTCACGGCTATTGCTAGTTCTCATCTGAGCATGTGGGCACCTGTGGCGGCGGCCGCAGGCGTCAATGGTAGCCCAGGTCCACTACTCTGGAAACCATTCTTTTCCTATGGTGGTCTTGGAGGTGGGTCCTCGAATGCCACAACAGGTGGTGAAGGAGGATATGGCGCCTATGGATCCGGTGGTGGTGGAGGCGGCGCCGGCACGGCCGCAGCAGGTCGAGGTGGAGACGGTGGCAACGGATTGGTAATTATTACCTGCTGGTAAGGTGACTCATGCTTGATATGAATTTTCTCCCAGATATTTCTGGGTTCTTACAGAGTCCTGGAGTGTCTGATATTCAGGTGTTCACAGGCCTCACCGCTTCCAATGGGTCGGATAGCATGGTCTGGCGCAAGCCCCGTGGTAAATCCATGTGTAACATTCTCTGTATAGGCGCCGGCGCCGGCGGCGGTGGAGGTTTCACTGGTGTCTCAATTGGAGCCGGTGGAGGGGCTGGTGGAGGGTCTGCGGGAGTCACTAGAGTCACGCTACCTCTCTATTTTATGCCCGATACGCTATATCTTATAGTGGGGTATGGCGGCATAGGAGGTTCCGGTAGTGGCGTAGCTGGGGCCGCCGGCCAGAGGACCAATGTGCTCATTTATCCAGGGGTCGACGCAACGAATGTCTATGCGATCTCAGGTAACGCCTCGGCGCAAGGAGGTGCCGCAGGTACGAATGCTGGTTCGGCCACCGGCGGCTCGGCCGGCACGGCTGCGACCTATACTGCTATGCCTTTAGCCGGTCTCGGGCACGCCGATTTTATTGCCGGGCAGATTGGCGCGTCAGGAGGCATTGATACTGGGGCCAATGGTACCGCTGCCGCCTTGCCTACAACAAGTGCGGTGACGATGGGCGGTTCAGGAGGCGCCGGGGTCATTACCGCAGGCACAGACTTTGCGGGAGGCGGCGTCACCGCTATTGCGAGTTCTCATTTGAGTATGTGGGCTCCTATCGCTACCGCCATCGGTGCATTTCCTGGAAGTGCAGGCCCTCAACTCTGGAAACCCCTATGGTCCTATTCAGGCTTAGGGGGCGGAGGATCAGTTGCAGGTTCAGGAGGGCCAGGTGGACCAGGTGCCTATGGTTCGGGGGGAGGCGGTGGCGGAGGGGGTAATGTCGCCGGCGGTGCAGGCGGCGATGGCGGTTCAGGTCTCGTCATTATTACTTGCTGGTAACATATGGACTATTTCAAATGTACTCGGTGCAAGCGCACCTTACCAACAGCGGCCAAGCCCATGAGTCAGATTGATTTCTGTGTGGATTGTAAAGACTCAGACCTCAAGGATGCGGCACCCTATTTTCGTGATGGGCACTGGAAGAAGATGCCTAAATACATACTGGACTTGCAGCACCAGGAACTCAAGGAACGATAAAGGAATCCCATGGCCATACCAACGACCCGACAACAGTTCAAAGAGCATTGCCTCAGACGCCTGGGGTCACCGGTCATTGACATCAATGTGGATGACGACCAGGTGGATGATCGTGTCGATGAAGCCTTGGAATTCTGGACCGACTATCATTTTGATGGTACCGAGAAATTGTATCTGAAGCACCGCATCACTCAGACCGACAGGGACCGCAAGTACCTGTTGATCCCCGAACGGATCGTGGGGGTCACCGGTATCCTGGATTTTGACGGTTCAGCCAGTTCTGTGAATATGTTTGACCTCCGATACCAACTCCGTCTGCACGACCTCTATGACTTTACCAGTGTCTCTTATGTGAACTATACGATTACCATGCAGCATTTGAGGACCTTGAGCCTCTTGTTCTCAGGTACCCCACAATGCCGTTTCCATCGCCATCGGAACCGTCTGATGTTGGATATCGATTGGGCACAACTCGCTGCCGTAGGGTCCTATGTGATTATCGAATGCTACGGTTCGATCACTGGGGATACAGTGGAACTTAATGGTACCGTTTCCACGGTCGCAGGGAGTCCAACGGTCACCGGGACGAATTTGGATGCCTCGTTTGTCAAGGATGATGAAATTATCGTAGTCTCAACGGCCAATGGGTCGATCAGCACCAGGGTCGTGGAAGTGTCTTCAAATACCGCATTGAATGTGGATGTGACTTTTGCCAGTACCGAGTCAGGACTCAGGGCCTATATACCTGGGAATGCTGACGTATGGAATGATCGTGTACTCAAGGACCTGGGTACCGCGTATATCAAGCGCCAGTGGGGAACGAACCTCAAGAAGTTCGGGGGCATCCAGATGCCTGGTGGTGTGATCCTCAACGGGCAACAAATTTACGATGAAGCTGATGCAGAAATCAAAGCCATGAAGGCCGAATTCTTGTCCTGGAATACGCTACAAGGAGACTTCATTGTAGGATAATATGAAAACACTCAAGCAACATCTCAACGAAGCGAAAACCATCAAGAAGAAACTTAATGGACTGAATGTGCAGAGCCTTGTGGATTTTCTCACCGAGACCTTCTTGGCTGAAACACCATTCCTGGGTGCCACGATGCGACCCTTTCCCCATGATGAACTCCAGGCCTATCTCGGTCGTTCCAAGACCAAGACCAAGGTCCAGGGCGACAAGTATAAGATGCCCTATATCCATTCCAGCAACATCGAAGTCACTGGGGAAGAAGGGAAGCCTTATGATCTGGATGCCCTGAAGAAATCCATCACCCAGCGCCCTGCGCGGATTACCAAACAGAACGAGAAGATGCAGCATTCCGATGGGACGAGTAGCATCTTTTTCAATGTCGGTCTTCCTGCCCTGAAAGGTCTGGCCGTCAACGAAAAGACCGGGGAGTTTGTGATTGTGGATACCTGCCCTGGGGCCGGTGCCTGTAAGACCTATTGCTATGCGATGAAGGGCGGCTATGTTCAGTGGAAAGCCAGTTCCCTGGGTGTCACCCGTGTCTTGAATTTCTTGCTCAATGATCCCGATGGCTTCAAGCATCTCCTGACCACAGAATTACTTGATGCCGAGCGCAAGTATTCGAAAAAGGGCACCAAGGTCGTGGTCCGCTGGCATGATGCCGGAGACTTCTTTAGCCCTGAGTATATGGAAGTCGCCTATTCGATTGCCCGGCAATTTCCGAATATTGATTTCTATGCCTATACCAAGATCGCAGCCGTGGCGCAATCCAACAAGCCAGCGAACTTCAAGATGAACTTTAGCCAGGGCGCCCAGCCATCACAAGAGAAGATGATTGATTTTACACGGACCAAGCATTCCAAGGTCGTACCGAAGGAATTGTTCTATGACCTTATTGCTCGCACAGGAACCACACAGATCAAGGATGCCCAGGGACGAATGCAATTCCGTGATGCGGCCGCATTAGATGAATTCAAGCACCGCATGGCCCATAAGTATGCCTTACAAGTCGATACCATTATCACCTACGATCAGATGATGAAGACCCCAGTGGGTCCGACACCACATTGGAATGTGCTGGTCTGGTCGGGGCATGGAGATGATTCCGCGAACCGTCATGATGTGATTGGGACCTATTTGCTCATACATTGATAGGAGATTTATTATGTTGTCGATCACTGAATTTGCAGCCAAGAAGATCAAGGCCTTGATAAGTGAAGATCCAGAAGCCCAGGGCCTGCGCGTCTATGTCAAGGGCGGCGGGTGTTCGGGGTATCAATACGGTATGCTCCTGGAACCCAAGGTCGAGGAAGATGATACGGTCGTGGAAATGAACGGCGTCAAAGTCATTGTGGACCCCCAGAGTATGCCTCTGATAAGTGGTTCCGTTGTAGATTATTCTGACTCGTTACAGGGGGCTGGATTCCAGATCAAGAACCCCCAAGCCAAAACCACCTGCGGGTGCGGATCGAGTTTCTCATGACCACCCTATGGCTCTTATGGGTCGTGCTGACACTGACTTCACCAAAGGCCGATGCGGTGATCTTGGTGGATGAATTTGCCAATAAAGTGGACTGCTCGATGGCCATGAAAGCGTTAGGATCCGAATTGGCTCGCATGAATGCTCAACCTGATAATATCAATAACATCACCCTGAATTGCATTCCGGTGGGAACCAGAGACTAATGCCAACCAACCATTATTTCAATCCCTTTCCAGAAAAGATTACCCAGGAACAATTACTGGTCGAGGACCTAGTCATTGAGGCCTTGAAAATCTATTCGATGGATGTCTATTATCTCCCCAAGGAAAGCCGCGATCAGATTGATCGGCTCATGGGTGAAGAACAACTACGCTCCTTCGGTTCTGCGTATACCATCGAAATGTATGTCGAGAATGTCTCAGGTATGGAAGGCGAAGGGGATCTGATTAGCAAGTTTGGTCTTGAGATACGGGACGAAATGACCGTGCTGGTCTCCCGCAGGCGCTTCAATTTTACCATACCCAGTCTGTCCCGCCCACGCGAAGGAGATATTATCTATATCCCCATGATACAAAACTTCATGGAGATTACCTTTGTGGAGCATGAGAACCAGCAGGCCATGTTCTATACCTTGGGGCGCGGCCGCGGGGGCAATGTCTATGTGTATGCCTTGAGACTCAAGCAGTTTGTGTTCAGCAATGAGCAGATTCGAGTGGGGGTACAGGAAGTGGACGATCAGATTCTTGAGAGTTATCAATTGACCGACCTAGTTCTGACTTCAGGTACGGGAACCTTTGACACCACGAACAATGAAATTGCCTATCAAGGTACCTCACTGGCCAATGCGACCGCCTTTGGTACCGTGCATACCTGGAATACCACATCCAAGACGCTATCAATTGCCTTGGTCAACGGACTCTTTGCCAACACAGCGAACGTCAAGGGCGCAAACAGCGGAGCACAATGGATCATGGCGTCATTAGACACGAATACGCCTCTGGAAAATCAGTATGAGGATCTTGCGGATAATAAACAGATTGAAACAGAGTCGAATGCGATTTTGGATTTCACGGAAACCAATCCGTTTGGAGATAACTAATTGGGATAATCCAATATATAGAGAAGCCGTTTCAACAAAGGCCAGAACTGCATGGGACAACCCAGAGTTGAGAACAAGAATGTCAAAGAAGCCAACTGATACTAAAAATTATTCTTCTGCGGCAATTGTCCGTCATGCCGATCCCGTATATAAGGAAAGGCATCGTCAGGCTGTGATTGCATCATGGCAGAAGAGAAGGCTGGGTGGGAAAAATTCTCGGGCATAATCCATTCTACCATCGTTCAATCCGTAAGTATGTGGTCCTCTTTGCCTCATTGTTCAACGACATATTCTATGTCCGTGAGACAGCCGCAGGGGTACCAAAAGAACGCCAAAAGGTTCCCATTGCCTATGGACCCAAGGAGAAGTGGGTCACCAGAATCTATGCCGACCCCACATTGACCAAGTCTGTGGCCACGACGGTCCCCCGAATGTCCTTTGAACTGTTGGGTATCACCTATGATGAATCCAGGAAGCAACAAAGTACCATCAGGCATCGAGCCAGTAATTCCTCAACCGCGTCTACCCCTCCGTCCCAATATGTGGGGGTGCCCTACAACTTTGAGTTTGGTCTGAGTCTCTATGTACGGAATGTTGAGGATGGTCTCCAGATTGTTGAACAGATCCTGCCCTTTTTTCTTCCTGACTATACGCTCTCTGCGGTCATCTCTGATGAACTGGATATCATTAAAGATGTTCCGGTCATCTTGAAGTCCGTGAATGAGAAGATTGATTATGAGGGCGCCTTTGCTGATGGCACCCGCATGGTCACCTGGGATTTTACATTCTCCGTCAAAGGATTCCTCTTTGGACCTGTGACTAATACCGCAATCATCATGGGTGTCTCAGCGAACATCGCCAATGCCAATGCCGCGGTGACCGGCGGCATTTATATCAACCTTTATGTCGATGTGAATAATAAGACGATCCAGAAGGTCTATCTCACAACCAATCCCTATGGGTTCCGCGAAAATGAAGTGATACGCGAACCGAATCGTAGCATCACAGGTTCAGTGTATGGATGGGCCAACAACACGAATGCCATTTACTTCTCTGGCATGACTGGGGTACTGGCTGCCAACGACCAAATTTGGGGCTTAACGACAGGTACCCACGGTATCGTTCTTTCGGTCGAAACGGTCAATCAAAAGGATGTGGAGATTCGCATACGACAGAAACCTATTTCGGCAAATGCCGATAGTGATTATGGATATTCCACTGTGATTACCGAATTCCCAGGCACACTATAAGATGAGGTAAATGATGAACTTGAATGAGATTCTGGATGTGGAGGTGCCGGTTCCTGGTAACAGTATCCCACAAGTCTATGTGACCCCTGATGTATCAGCCCAGTCTAATAATACGGTGCAAGACGATGCGGCTGAGATTCGGAAGAATGTTAGGACCCTGATTGCCCAAGGGACCCTGGCCGTGACGGAATTGTTATCACTGGCGCGAGACCTCAAGACCCCACGGGCGTATGAGGTGGCTAGTAACATGCTCAAGACCATGTCGGAACTCTCGCAAGACCTGTTGACTGTGCATCAGCAAGAGCAAGCCTTGGTACAAGAACCTGTAGGACCTGTGGGTGATGTGACGATCCAGAATGCGGTGTTTGTCGGCACGACCGCGCAACTGGGTGAAATCATCAAGCAACGGCGAGCAGAGGAACGAGCCGCCTTGGCAGCCAATACGATTACCGTCTGCCCTGTCACGGCCAACACACCATGAGTGCCACCAAAACAAAACCCCGTCCAACCTTCAAGGTCAAACCTGTCGGCACGACCTTCTACTTAAAAAATCCTAGACTCAAGCGTGTGGGTGTCCAGCAAACCATGTCGCAAGAGCAGGTGAACGAATTTACCTTGTGCGCCTTGGATCCTGTCTACTTCATCAAGCATTATTGCCGTATCGTCCATGTCGACCTGGGGGTCATACCATTTGAACTGTACGATTTTCAGGAAGAGATTATCAACATCTACCATCGTGAGCGCAAAGTCATCGTCAAGCTGCCCCGACAGATGGGCAAGACTACGACCACCGCAGCCTTCTTCCTCTGGTTCATTCTCTTTCACGACCAGAAGGTCTGCGCGATCTTGGCCAACAAGGCCAATATTGCCCAAGAAATTCTGAATCGTATTCAGATGATGTATGAAATGATTCCCTCGTTTCTACAGCAGGGTATCGTGGAATGGAATAAGCGGTCGATTACCCTGGAAAATGGTTCACGCATTCTCGCAGCCGCCACCAGTTCTAGCGCCATCCGAGGTTATTCATTGTCCCTGGTCTTCTTGGACGAATTTGCCCATGTGCAAAACAATATCGCTGAAGAATTCTTTACCTCCATCTTCCCCACGATCTCCTCTGGTAAAGAAACCAAGATTCTCATGGCCTCAACCCCCAATGGCCTGAATATTTTCTACAAGTTCTGGACCGAAGCGATTGCCAAGAACAATGACTTTGTACCAGTGCAGTATGCCTGGAATCGTATTCCTAGCCGCGATCAGGCCTGGTATCAAGAACAACTCAGGGCCCTGGGTGAACAGAAGTTCCGCCAGGAAGTCCAGTGTGAATTCTTGGGGTCCAGTGATACCCTCATCTCAGGATCCAAGTTGGCTGCCATGGCCATGACGATCCCTATACAGTCAGAAGCCGGCTGGCAAGTCTATGAGCACCCACAACAGAATCATGCGTATGTGATCTGTACCGATCCAGCCCGTGGTCTGGACC